CTGCACTGTCCTGAATGAGCCTAAGTAAGTTAGTCTGCACCTTCTGGTCATTATCAAGGACTTTCGGGGACGCAATGCCCGTTACTTTATGAGGTTCGGGGGACACCGATCCGATACGAAACGGGGGGCGCATGTATGGATTTTCTTCTAATTGAAGGATGGTATCCCCGCAGAGTACAACAATCACTGGTTCAAGAAGGCCGTCACCGTCTATGTCAAGCCTGTAATAGCACTCCCTTATCTTTATCTCTTTGGAAAGTTCATTTGCCTCTGGAGCCTGAGTATCAATCTCTGATACCTCATCAGCGCCTACCATTACCTCATAGGAATCCGGCTTGGCGCTTGACTTATTGCCTTCCTCAAAGTTGTCGAGTACATTCTTGTATGAGCCTTTACGATATACCCCTGCACGTTCTTTCTTACGTATGTCATTCATTGTGCGGGTTACTTCATGGAATACAAGCCGACCTTCGATTGCGCCCCAATCACCTACTTTACAATCAGGGGAATAGTAGAACTCCCAGGGGGGTATGGTTTCAAGGTGCGGGCCTGCATAACGAACTTCCTTTTTGGCAACCTTTACCTTTTCGTAATATGTATTGCCATCTGCATCCTCTGCCTCAGTATACTTTGTTATGGCAGCATCGCCCTGAGTAAGCTGAATCATTTCCTCTGCCGATAGCCTGTCATATACATCATATACTATGTCAAAATCTTCCTTGTAACATGGTTTGAATATAGCATAATGATAGAGGTTGGCATCGTACAGGAAGTCATATGCCTTGCGAAAGCCGTCTTGCTTGCGGAACATTTGATAATAGATGAGCTTTTGAAAGTTGCTTGCCCGTTCTTCGTTATCCGATTGGATGGTAAAAAACTCTGCATGGAAAATTTCCATGAGGGAGGGGAGTGACCATTGGAGGTTGTTGTAGATTACGGGGGCTACGGATTGTGACCATCCTGTGCGCTCATTGCCATAGGCTTCGGCACGGTATCGTTTGTAGTATTCCTCGCGCTGTAAGGCAAGCTCGTCCTGAACGCCTACGGCCTTGTCTATGTCTGAGTTTAGAGCATCGAGGACAGCTTCATCGGCAATGGATACCTTCAGTCCTGCCATGCTATTTGCCTTTCGGCTTGCCTTTCGGCTTGCCTTTCTTACCCATGTTCAACCTCCACTGATGCAAAAATGACTCAACCGATGCAATATTGCATCACCATATATAGAACGTATACAACTACATACAGGAATTGTCAAGGAGTATTTTATATTATTGGTTAGGATTGGTTAGAATTGGTAATTATTGGTGCGGATTTTCCTATCCTGCACAATTCCTTGACCAATGGATCATCCGAACCAGAATATTCCAAACACACCAATGGCCTCCTGTCGTATATGGCACAACCTTTGCCTTCGATAAGATGAGGACAGGGATGGGGAATATATATTCTATATAATGATGTACCTTTCTTTTCGCCGTCAATATACGGGTCACATCGGAGTATCTTACATCCTCTGGCAAGGTAAAACTCAAGGGCTTGGCCCGATAGTTCGCCATATGTAAAAGCGATCCACTTGCAACATTGGTGCCCGCATAAAATGCAAAGGTCTTTATCTGTCATGACTTATTCCTTCTGTATAAAGAAACGAAACGTGCATACTATCTGTTGGCGGTAAGTTAAGGTGAGGGCAAACGCTTGTCTTATGAAATGTATAATTAAATATATCTTTGTGCATCAGAGGGGGATATATTTCAAGTAACCATTTTGGGAAAAATCTTATTTTAAACGCTTGCCACCAGTCTTTAGGGAAAGAAACAACATTTGATTTCTTTTCTTCTTTCTCCATTCCTAATAAATAATATTCTAAGGTATAATAGAGTTCGTTTTGGATTACGTTTGTATATTGTTCAATCCTCATTTGTAATAAATTATATTTTGGAAACCGGACTGTAACTCGGTGTTGTATTTTGTTCAGCAACACTTCGGTAAATTTTGGCTCTGCAACAAAATCGTATTTATTTTTGCTCATAGCAGCATACTCCTTTGTTGTTTAACATCAAAAACAATCTCTGGATACCACTGAGTATTGAGAAGGCATAAACGATATAAACATTCTGTGAAGTCATCTTCAACCTTCATAGCTGTGGGCTTCAAGGATTCAGGGTCATACATCAAGTCCTCGGTCTGTTGGATGGTCTTAACACAGTCCTCAAAGAAGAATAGCCCCGGCATTTCGTTCTCTGTCCATAGCAGATTATTTACCAATGCAATGCCGTTGTCCTTGTCCTTGGATGCCACTTCCAATGATACGCCATAGGCCGCAAGGGTATTGGACAGGATTTCATATACGGTTTGATCGTTGTTCTCGTCACCCTTTGCAAGGGGGTCTATCTGTGCTCTGCCTATCCTTAACTGCCCATCCTTTATATATCGTATGATTTCTTCGCCAACAAACTTGGGATTGCCCCGAATTTCCATTTCCTTGCAGATATACTTAAAATTAATCTTGGATGTTGCCATGAATACAACCGCCCAAGGCTTGCTTGGGTGAAAGTCTATGTTGAAGTCTACTATCCAGTCCAACGGAACTTTGAATGACGGCTTGACATGGGTATCCCTTTTAAAGTCGGGGAACACAAGATTGCCAAGATATTCCGGCTTACCTTCAAGCCTTGCTTCTTTCTCTTTCGGCTTCAATGCTTTAGCAAACTGTTCTATATCTTCAATCTTCAACCCGTATCCAACATTATCGTATATTCTGCCCGTAACGCTGAATACTGTTGGGTCAGGCTTCCCATCGGGGAGCCTTGCCTTGATAACTTCCCGGTGTATCCATGCTTCCTTTAATAATGTAGCGCCAAATAATTCTCTACCTCCCCGGTCAATCAATCCTCTTGCACATGCTACACGAATATCTCTGGACGGCGGCTCATCATAAAAAACTGCATCACCGTCCCACCCCTCAAACATTGCAGATTCCTGAGAGTTCGACATAATTTCAAGGGTACTGCCCGTTGTCAAATCCTTCCACATTGCATCAACGCCTTGGTTGTTCTTCTTTGTTTCAATAGGTCTACTCTTAGGCCACCACTCCCTTAACTTTGGGATAACAACCGTTTTAATGTGGGACTCCCAGGCTTGGCCCACCACCCTGATTTTTCTTGCCCTCTTGTGGGGAAACTCAATAAGGGTATCGTTCCACAACCATCTGCCAAACATAATAGAAAATGCAATAACGGTTTCAATCAGCGTTTTGCCGATTCTGTTGGCCCCAACTATGGCGAATACCTTCTTTGCAGGGTCACCCCATGCTTCCAATAGCTGTGCTTGAATAGGGTTCGGCGGCATAAACAGCTTTTCCCCGACCATCAACTCCAGCACCTTCTCGTCCTCGGTAGGCTCCCGGAAGGCGTACAGCTTATTATTTTTCAAGAACGTGGAATATGCAATGCCCTTCTCTTTAAGGTTCTGCTCGGCATCAAAAGCCGGGTCAGATACGAGTTTCTTCATTGCCTTATCATGGGCTTTCTGCTTGCGCTCAAGTATCTGGCGCTTAACTTCTTCTTTGTCAATGCGCTTCATTCAGGTTTTTCCTCATCCCACTTAACCCCAACAACAATAGGGGTATTGGGGTTCTGACATGCGCCATCCTCGCCTATAACCTCAGTAACCGTAGCATATCTCCCGCCGGGGGTTTTTAATCTGCTACCAACAACAGCGCTCACCGGGGCGCACAACCTTGGCCCCTGAATGAGCCGAACTATCGGCCCAATGGGAACGATAACAAACCAGCATCCCTGTAGCAACAATATCCCTAATCCCAACACCAGACACATTAAGACTTTCATTTCTTCTCTCCCTTCTTTTCCTCTTGGTAATCATACCTGTGGCATCGAGGACAGGCAACAGGCAGTTGCCCTTTCTTCCGGGGAACCCACTCATAGCCGCATTGGTTACACTTGAGTTTGGTGGTCATAGTGCTTCTTTACCCTTGAATATTACTAACATGCTTGGCCTCATTGCGCCGTGTTGTGCATCGCCTACAAACTTAATCCTTCCCTTAATGAACCTGAGTTCTGCTTTGTGGTAAACGTATTCGTGAAACCAGTTGGTATCTGTATTCGCAAACACAAGAAAGACTATTACCCTTGCATTACCGTTTTTCAATTCTTGGTGAGCCTTTTGTAAAAACCTTTCAACCTTCGAGTACGGGGGGTTGCAAAACACACTCCCCTTCCAATCAATGTTCAAGCCGTCAACGGTAGCATTTAGAGGGCATGGGTCAAAGTCAAAGTGAAACTCATCGTCCAGTTGGTCATATAACCAGCGAGGCGTTCCCCAATGGTCAGACTTCTTGGAGCCGAATAAGGATATTTGATGGTTGTTCATATTATTATTATAAGATTGATTAGGGGGGGTTGTCAACTTAAAAGATGGCAGTTGACAATAAAAGGGGATGTGTGGTAGAATAGAACATGACGACAATAATGGTATTCAACAATACAAATTAAATAACCCCCCTGGGAAGTGGAAGTATCCCTTCACCCTTGTTGTCGTCATAACTTCAAGACAGGGGGGTACTTTATGGAGGTGTGGTATGAAAGAATATATCCTTAATAAAAAATTGGATGGTTGGACTACCGCAGAAGATATTCCCCCGAATCTTAGCAGTTTTCTTCAGCATGAAATAATGACAATCCCATTAAGCGACAATCCAGAATATCCATACAGATTCGGCTTCGGATTACGCAAGGCAAGAGCAATAGTTAAGTATTACGAATATATCAAGGAATGGGTAGATAAGAATAAAGACACCCCTATATCGGAAGACCATAAGAGCAGTAAGCCCTATAGCCGACCCTTCTATTTCATAGAGGATGATTGTGGCTAAATACCCTCGATATTATAAGATACACGAACATGTGTTTAACAACCCCAAATTAAGCCCCACTGCAAAATTATTGTATGGTGTAGTATTCCGGTTAGCCAACAACGGTAAGTCATCCTCTGACGGTTTTTGTTGGGCATCAGACAAGACACTTGCAAAGATTATGCAATTAGGAGAGAAACAAATAGATCGCCTCCTTAAAGACCTTGTTGCTGAGAAAATTATTACCATCGAACAAACAGGCGGAAAAACCCGCCGGATATTTCCTGCCGACTGCGAATAGACAAATAAGTCCACTAATACCCTCTCTTGTATATTAAAGAATCATTATAACAAGAAAAGAAACTGCATTATTAGTAGTAACTTCCTCTGAAGAAGGTTGGTATTAAATGCTCTACAAGGAGGGTTTAGACATTTTTGTCCAGAAGGGTAAAATTCACCAGACATTTTTGTCCAGTTTTCAGTGATTAAATTGTATTCAATTAAGAACACTCTTTTTATATTTCTGCGAAAAATAGGAGTATGTATTTAAAGGGAGGGTCTTTTATGATTTTCAGCACGGAGAGGACAGTAACGTTATAAATGGGAAACAGTCAACCCCCCCCAGTACCCTCCCCCATGTCATAAAGACAACGTTAAGGCAATGGGCTACCGGGCTGATCTGGGTACGCTGTGGCATAGGTGAACATACCCCTATCCAGTTAACATAACACAGTTGACATAATACCCCTTATCGACGTCTTGACAGTATAGACACGCTGTACGCCTGTGTTTATAGGGATGTATGCTTTGATAATGGTGTGCCGAATTGTGAACTATGAGGTTTTAGGGTATAAAAGAATAGTATATTAAACTATGATTTATTATCCTGAACGACCTTGAGTGCATCAGACCATGACATAGAGAGGGACTTAACCTCCACATTCTCGGTTGATAATCCCCTGTGTAATCGGTTTGCCTGAAATACTGTGTTGTATGCGTATGCTGCATTATTCAATGACGCTTCTTTTAGCTTATCCTTATCCAGTAGTTGTTC